GGCGTGAGCTGAAATGGTGACCGCTGGAACAGTCGCTGTTACTGCAACTGTGGCGGGGAGCAGGTCTACTACTGCTGTGCCGCTGATCGCTGTGGTAGCCGCAATCGTTGAAACGCTAATTACTCGATCTGCTCGCAGAGTCGGAGTAGGCAACGCCGCTACAGCGCTCATGTCTACTTCTGCGATATCAACGTAGTTAGCGGTTACACCCGCACCAGGTAACGCTGCTACACCAGCAATCGTTGAAACAGAAATGTTTGCTTCAATGCTGGCAGCCGCTGAGAAAGCGACAGTAGCAGTGACCGTTGTCACGGTCGCTACGACCTCAACAATACCTGTATCAGATTGGCTGTACGTGTAGTTGTTGCGGTATGCCAGTCCCGGTTCACGGTACTGAACATTTACTTCGTCTAAGACTGTTGCGGTAGCAGCAATCGTCGCAGGGGTAACGACAGTAGGGGCGCCATACGCCACCCCAGATGCCCTATATTGAACCCCCGTTTGACGATACTGCGTCACCGTATAGCCTCATTTCCTTAATTGCTTAGTGAAGCCGATTCTGAATCCCCCACGCGAGTGGCGGCCACAGCTTTCGCTATGCATATAGCGGCTGCGACGCCCGCTACTTTCAATGCGTCAAGCCAATCAGGGCCAGGGATAGCCATAGCTGCGGCCCATGCTTGTGCGAACGTAGAGATTCCACGTTCGAGTGAGTCTTTAATAAAACGCTGGTTGAACAATGTCATTCCTTTGTATCTGCATAGCAGCCCACGTCCGTGGACCGCATATACCGTCAGGTACTAGTCCATTAGATTTCTGCCAAGCAACAAGCTTGGCTTTTGTTCTACCCCCAAAAATACCATCTGGGGTCGCACCTATGCGTTCCTGAACGAACTTCACAGCAGCAGACCGTGAGCCCTTCTTCAGAACACCTGGGAACGGCACCAAACCATCTTCAGGTTCTTTCGGTAACTTGATCTCTGGTTTCGCTATGTTCGCTTCATGGGCGACCATTGCACGAAACTCTGACATATCAAACGACGGGTCCACCTTACGTGACGACCATTCCTTGTGTCCGGCCACGCGAGTGAAAGGACTAAACCCGTTCGTTAAACACAGATAGGCGCACAACGTTACCGCTGCATCCATCTGTTCCTGCGGAATGTCTTCCCCTAGCCCGTCGTTAATAAACGACACACCGATAAGTGAGCCGTTCGCTGTGATCTTGCCAGGAGCTGTAGCGTTGCCTTTGATAGGGCGATCTGCTTTCATGCGTGCAAGCACGTCACCCATGCCTCGACCGGCGTGGTTGGCTTTCACATTGTCGGCAGTCAACTTGACAATGGTGCCATCACGTTTGATGAGGTAGTTGTATAGAGGTCCGGGGACTTTGTTGACACCTCGAACACACATCGCTACCACGTTGTCGGGGTTGGCGTTGCGGTTTGAAGCGGTGTGGTGGACGACTATACCTACTGGTTTCAGTGGCCGTCCGGTGTTTACTTTGCCGGGGGCATCAACCAATTTCATGGGGAGGTGACTCCTCAACAATGTCGTACGTCACAGGGTTCCAAACGATCGTGTACGTCGTCACACCGTTGCCATCAGTAACAGTTGACAATTCTTTGTCGTGAGTTGTGTGCTGGATGGGAGCCGTATTTAGTTCGCTTTCCCCTTCACCAAACTCAGGATAAATAAGAATATCTTCAGGCGGCACAGTGTTAGACACTTCATGCCATCCATCAGGAAGCGGATCACCTATTTCCCAATCAGGGTGTTCTCTTTGGATGTCCCCCGGATGCAATGGAAACGTTCCGTCAGGTCCTACATATGTTTCATAATTCGACATTAGGCCAACGCATCCAAACGCACAGCAACACTACTAGCTTGCGTTGCGTCGTTTACATCGTCGTCAACTTGGTTCCAGTCAGCCCAGTTACTTATGTTTGCGTATTCTGAATCGTAAGACATGTTGCCAGCAGATTCAGTGTGAGCAATATCATTCCGGTAATAGTAAGTACCGTCAGTGTTGCCAGACAAAGCACTACTGTTATCAGTCCCTGTTCCATCAGTAGGAAACTTTCCGATAAACGGATCGGCAGGAGAATTAGTTTGACCGCAAGGGTAAATAAAGTTGTCGTCAGAACTAATATCCATAGCGCTTACATAAGCCGGACTTCCATGACCGGGGACACAGAAAAACGACTTCATCGTTGTGCCGTCAAGAGTTCGGACATTTCCGCTGCTATCCCAAGACATCCAATGTACTCGGTAAGCAGTATCAACGATGCTTTGGGAGTCAAACCCAGTCCAAGCAACATAAATGTTGCCACTCGAATCTAAAACAGGTGGCGTCACATATTGGTTACCCGAAGCAGACATACTAGTAACCGCTACTTTTCGTTGCCAACTAATAGCACCATCACTCTTAGCTACTTTAAGTAAGTGCATTGTGTTGCCTGTGTAGTCATAACAGGTCAAGTAAAGATAGGTGGCATCGCATTCAGCGATACCGCCAATACTGCCAGTAGTGCCACTGTTGAATGTGTAAGCACGTCTGTTGTACGTCGTAGTATTTACTTGACAACCGTAAAACCCTGTACGGCCTTGGGTGCTAGTAACAAACGCAGCATAAACCCACGGGTTTGAGCTAGTAGTCGCTCTAATAGTGCTAACCGGATATATTGTCTGACCATAAGCACCGTAGAAACGGATAACTGATCCGCTTGAACCGCCAGTCATATTTTCTTTTGCCCCATCACTAGCAGCGTTCTGACCGGTCACAGCAAAATAATGGCTTTGGCTAGAATCGTATATGTAAGCACTAGAGAACAGACTTCTACCCCCTAAGTGATTACTGCCAACAACTATTGGGGTTTGATAAAAGAAAGTATGCCCAGAACTGTAAGCACGCATTACATCCCAGTCTTGGACAAGCGTGCCGTCTGTCATCCCAACGAACAAAGTCTCATATTGAGAGCCAGCATCATTAATGCCGTCGCCAGCTAAATAAATTTTGCCGTTAGTACTATCGATCGCTACGCCACGCCCAGACCCATAGTTGCCGCCCTTCGGGTCCATGCTTTTCCAGTTGTTAGCTGCACCTGCTGTTCCATCAGCCATCACTTGGCCTATAGGCAGTTGATTAACAGACGAAGCTAACTGGGTGAACCAAACGTTGTTCTCGCTATCTAAAGCAACACCGTAAATCCAGCCGTCACCGTGTGTCGAGGTAGTGGGTTCTACAACCCAACCAGACTCACTACCAGCGCCTGAACCTAATAATGCTACTTTGAATACCCCTAACGGCATGTTTACTCCTTACTGGAAGTCTTGACCAGCTACAAACCCGTACCAAACAGGTGAAGCACCGCCATTAAACGTGACAAAAGCAATAATGTCTGCTCTCGAAGCAGTAGTAGTCAACGTAGGGGCCGTACCGCCAGCCCACTTAACGTTAGTTGTAGCGCCACTAACTTGGAACACCCCAGCCCGTGACCCAGAACCATCTTGGCTTAAGATAAGAGTCAAAGCTGTGCCTGCTTGCAAACCAGCATCCGCTGGCAAAGCAAACGTCACAGTCGCAGCATTCAAAGTATGCGACTGAGTGTTGCCGTTAGCCTCATCAATCGCAGGAGTCGCACCAGTATTACCACCGGCATACACAGTCTCGGAATAATCCTTATGCGTAACCGCCGACATCACCTGATCGCCACCAGTAACAGCTCCCCCAAGAGTCACAGCAGGCAACGTAGAAGACCACGCAGACCCAGAACCCGTACCCTGCAATATTGTGCCAGAAGTCGGGTTCGAGTCAGTGATCCCCAGTTTTGTTTGCAAAGCAACAATCGATAACGACAGATTCTTGTGCAACAAATCATGCTCGACGTTCGTTGCATCTAAATCAGTAGCTGAAGCTGGCTGAGGAAACTCAACCGTTGCGCTAGGCGTAGCGTTCGTATCGTCAAGCGTTGTTGGATAACCGGAAGTTGGGATTGCCATCAGTTACTCCTACGGGGTCAAGTCAAGCGTAAAGATTCCGCTTGCATTCCAAGTAATTTTGAATGTTCCTGCCGTAGTAGAGAAATCCCCACCAAAATCGACAGCCCCAATCAACGGTTTGTTCGTAAGATCATCGTCATAAATCACTGCATACCGAGCAGCGCTAATCGTACTTCCAGTCCACTCAACATCCGCTGCATCCCAAGTGATAGTTCCACCACTCGTAGCAAACGTGACAGAAGTCAAAGACTCCCCACCCGCAGTGTACCCAGTACCAGACACCTCGTTAGTCACATCAGTCTTAATTGAATGAGTGCTGTAATTCGGTGTGTACGATGCTGTCGTCAACATAACTTTGAAACGATCAGCAGTCGTATCATTAAAATCAATATTAAAGTTCGCTGTCTGCTCCAGGTTGTATTCCATTGGCAAACAGAAAAGACCACTAGCCACGTTTAGCTCCTCCGGTCCCAGTTATGGGTTTGGGCCGAATAGTGACATCACCATTTCTAGGCGAACCGGCCATTACTTCTTACTCCGCTTTTTAGCACGCGCTTTCTTAGCCGCCATTTTACCTTTAGCGGTGTACGGGTACTTTTTTCCATTTACTTTAGGCATACTGATTCCTCGCTAATAGCAAGAATAGCAAAGAAATGGGGGGGCTGGGGAAAGGGGGAAACCCAACCCCCCCACATCTGCTATGGGCTAACTATTAGTTAGCTCCGATGCTGGACGCAGTTTCAATGCGCTGCAAAGCAGCTTCACGGAAACGTCCGTACCCACACAGGGCATACCAGCCAACCGGGTTGAACCGGCGAAGAGTATCGGTCACAGGACCGAATACTATTGAAGGGTCTTCACCAAAGCCAGGGGCTCGTGAATACGCTTTAGCAAGAGCTTGACGACCACAGATCAAAGTCTGGTATACGTCAACGCTTCCTGAACCGCCATCAGCGATCAGTCCTGCCCGTGGGTTCTCAATGAACTCGATACCACCGAACACGCCGATGGAGCCGTTGCGAACAGCAGAAGCATCTTGACGAACCTGGAAAGCAAGAACGTCAGTTACGTCAGTTTCGCTACGAAGGTCATAAGCCACGTCAGGGTGGATCATTCCGATGTAGTTACCGTTGTCAAAGCCAGGTGCGTTAGCTGAACGAAGTTCGGCTACAGCCTGACGGCTCTTGTCTGCGGTAAGAAGATCGGTAGCAGTGATTGTGCCACGCGAAGTACGAACGCCACCATAAATGACGTTGGTGCCACCGTTAGCGACATCAGCAACGATTTTGTCCATCGAGTCAACCATGTTGTAACCGATGATGTTCGCAGCGTCAGCGTCTACGTTAAGGAACGAAGTGCCACGCAGTTTTGCGGTTGTGACTACAGCGTTACCGTACTCTGCAAGAGTTACAGTCACAGTGCTGTCACCGAGCTGTACTGCGGTAACGTCGGAAGCCTCAGTCAAAGCTGATGTTGCTTGCGCTAGATCATTGTAAATGTTGAATTGTACTGCCGAGCCGTTGTGGCTTTGAGCAGTTGAACGTACATCCGCAACCATTTCAAACATAGGGTTTGAACGGAGAGCGAAATACGCTAGTTGTTGAAATGCCGTTGTATCTGAAGATACCTGACCGGTTCCGGTCATTGCCATGATGTTAAGTCCTTGGGTGAGGACTCCACATGGTTAAATCAGATTGCTGCGCCCCACAGGTAACCTTCTGACTCCATCAAAGCTCGAAGTTCCTGAGGGTTCTTCGTCGCTGCGATACGAGCATTCAGATCGGCTTGTGACACCGGGTCTCCACCTTCGCCAGCATTCGCTATCCTCTGTTCAGCTTGAAGCGCATCTTGCATATATGGGGTGGGATTAGCTGCCGGGGCATCTGATCCAAGGAACCCTGCCGCTTCCGCTTCTGAACGGATTGCATCTGGGTCCATTTCACCGTCATACGCTTTAACAAAATACTTTGCTCTAGCATCGTCAGGATCGATTCCTGCTGACCTAAAAGTATCTCGACGCTTATAACTATCAAGTTCCGATGCGTAGCCCGCCGCTTGTTGTTCGGCTTCTTTCGCCCGGTTCTCTAAGTCACGTCGCCAATTAGGTTTCGATTCGGTTGGGCTGTCAGAACCTTCTTCACCGTAAGTGGAGTCAGAGTCTGTCATATGTCACTCACCTGTCCTGTAACGCATCTCGGCGGTGGTACCAAGACGGAGGGGTGTCAACTAGCTCGCCCAACCTGGGGCCGATCAACAATCCACAAAATACAGGACATCAACTGGTTATGTCAAGTTTGAGTAACTTATTCTGCTGCACCTAAACCAGTGATGCCTCCACGAGTGCTAAGAACCCCACCAGAACCACCAAACGCAGCAGTTCTTTCTTCTCTACGACGGCGCATTTGTGTTATTGCTTGTGCGTCTAAACCGAACTCTGCTTCAGCTATTTCGCTAGCAGTCAACGCTTCTTCTTCACCTAACAAACGCTCAGTCAAACCAGTTCGTTGACCTAATCGCTGTTGAACTTCTCGACGTTGAACGTTTTCTTGTTCTAATCTTTCTGCAACAGTTTGCGTAAACGCTTGACCTGTAGTGCCTATAGCTGCGGCTGAAAGCCCCGCAGCAGCAAGCCTGCGTTCCTCTTGGAAAAGGTTTACTGCTTCGTCAGGATCTAAATAGTATTCAACAAGTTTCGTGCGGTCTATGCCATAAAACTCTTCTAACTGTCTAGCAACCTCTGGATCAGCAGATGCCGCTGCTTCTTCCGCTAAAGCCACTCTGCTTTGCAGCTCAGCAGCAGACACGTCACCAGCGATAAGTTCTCCGAAACGTGCAGGGTCTTGATAAAAACGTTCTTCAATCCCTGATGTTCTCATCATGTTCCGATAGTTACGTTCAAGATCGATGTATTCTCTTTCGCTGATTGCGGGCATTCCCGCTTCTGCCCTAGCTGCCATACCTGGGAAGCGTGTGGCGTATTGGGTGCTTCCTCGTATTTCTTGTACGATTTCTAGTTCTGATGCGCCTTTGACCATCAGATTGTTTAGTTGTGTCGTGAGTGCAGATATTTCGTTGGCGAATCGGGGGTCGTTGCCGAACATGTCGCGCATCAGAGATCCCATTACATCTCTTGCTGCTCCTGCACGCAACTCTAAGTTCTCTGCTTTTCGTAGCTTGTCGGCTTCTGCTCTTGCCGCTGTTTGTGCCGCTAAAGAATCAGCACGTATTTGCTCTGCCTCACGGTTTATTCGTGCAGCCCGCTCTTCTGGCGTTTCTACAGGCGTTTCTCCATCCCCTGGCGGGTCACCAGTATCGCCACTTGGAGTAGGCATAAAAAAGCGTCCCTCCATCTCTCTAGCGGCTCGTGTCAAAGGACCGACAATACCGTCCACAACTAAAGGAACAAACTCGTTTCCATCAGCATCAACTTTGCCTGCGTTAGCCTCGTTAATGTCACGCTGCTCATCCCTTATTTCTTCACGAGTAGCCATTACGGCACCAACTTAATCATGCTACAAATCCAAACATCCGGCCAACGTTGTTAGCAATCTGACGTGCCTCATCGTTAGCGTTCTTCGTGTACTGCCACTCATCCAAACCACGCACATACTCGTTCATCTCAGTAAACGTCATAGTCCGCTGACCAAACTTCTCATCCGGCGTACCAGAAGCAATCTGGTCAAAGATGCTGCTATCACGCTCACTCATAAAGTCAACAGGACGATCAAGCAGCTTAGACACCCTCGCAGAATACGGAGCGAAATACTGTTGAGGAGTAATCCCCTGATCTATCACACCGGACAACGTAGGGAAACGTTCCTTCGCCATGTTCTTAAACTGGTTCTTAAACAACGACAACTGCGCCGCAGGGTCATCGGCATCATACAAACCCTCAACAAACATATTTAGTTGATCATCGTCCAACTCAACCATGTACTGTGCAGCGGTAGTCGCCAGCGAACTTTTGTAAGTTCCTAGCAAACCTTCGTCTGCGTCAGCGATGTAAGACTGAAAATCGATAGATTCAACATCGCTCAGGTAGTCACGGATTTCGCCCGTGTCCATACCGTTACGTTTCACAAACGTAGCGAGCTTGTTTATTTCCGCTTCGTCAACTTGGCCGGTGATCCCAAGAAGTTCTAACTGGTCTTCAATGTAATCTTTTTCATCGCCTATAAGTTCTTCACGTCGAGCCGTTAAGTTGTCCCAGTTATCCCACGGTCCCGCAGCGTCCCACGCAAGATCAAAGTTTTGCATGGTTTCGCTAGTCTCGTTAAACCATTCAGTTTGTTTGAATGCTTCAAGGATTTCTGCTTCGTTAGTCAGGTTGTTATCAGTGATATATCTAAGGACATTGATTTGTGTGCCAGGGTTATCTGGGTCGTCGATGAGCATGTCTTGACGCTCATTTTCGGTGCCTGGATCAAACAAGAAATACCTGTAACCGAACTGGTCAGAGATATTGAACGCTGCTCCGATGTCGCCTAAACGGCTAGTCAAATCTAGTGCAGGGTCTTGCCCATCGCCGCCACCGCCAGTAGAAACAGGCGCTCCGAACTCGGGCACCATCTGGCTTTCATCAGTGACTCTGCCGATAAAACTTTCTTGAAGCTCATCTTTTTCAATTTCTGCTTCTTCAAGGTCTATCTCATTTTCAATAGCAGCAGCTTCCATCTCTGGGACTGGCAAACTCCGACGAGGATCGTTTGGCGCTAATTGAGAAGGATCTCGTCTAACATCATCTGATTTTGTAACCTCAGCCGAAGGGATATATCTTTCTCGTTCAAATGCGCTAGACCCATAAGTAGGAGATTCAGGTAAAGCCTCTCTACGAGCGTATTCATCAGAAATGTTGTCTGCTAAAAGCGTACCGTAAGGAGATGTCTCTCTCCCTACTTCCTTCCCAGCAGAAGTTAAAAGATCTTGTTGATCTTCAATAAGCCGCAAAGTGTCTGGGCTCAAAACCTTTATTAAATCAATAGGACGATCAACGTTTTCAAAAAAGTTATTAACAACTGAAGTATCTCTAACAAGATCTTTAGTTAAACCTTCAAATTCTTTAATAATGTTCTGGCTTGATTCAATTTGTTCTGTTGCGTTGTTGTAAAGCTCATCAAAATCTTTTTTAAGTTGCTCCCCTGTTGCAGAAGCAAACCGGGCAGGAAGCATGTTTTCTAAATCAATTCCCCGTTCTTCTTCAAACTGACGGAGGTACTTAGCAAATACCGCTGGCCCCATCAAAGTTTCCCCTTCGCTTACTTTGTAAACAGCAGGGTCACCTTCTTCATCTTGAACATTAAGAATAGTTTTAGGAATTACAATTTTATTACCTTGAAGCGTTGAAGAATCTAAAAGCTCTTTTAGTTCCTCTAACGCAGCAAACTCTTCGCCTTCAGCAGCCTTAGCAATATCTCGCGCAATTTGCTCTTCTGTATAACTAACATTTTCTCGACTACCCCCCTCACCCCAGCCTTCTTTGTCTACCGCAGAACCAACAACGTTGAGAACACGATTAAAGTCGTATTCCATTCCTTTGCGTTCTTTGGTTAATTCAGTTAAACGACGAGCAATTTCTTCAACTTTGACAAATTGATCGTTAAAATCTTCAGACACTAAACTATAGATAGGGTCGTTACGATTTAACCCATTTGCTTCTAAAGCGTTCAAAAACTTTATGCGTTCTTCGTTTAATACACGACGGTTAAGACCGACAGCACCACCTTCACGTTTTACAAAATAGTCAGAAAACTTTTGCATCAGTTCATCCCTAACGCTTTCATAGCACGACCAGCCGCTTGCGAATAATTCATACCAGCAGCCCTATCAGGATCAGCCCCCCTAGCGAACTCACGAGCACGAGAAGCAATCCCCAACGCAGCGCCACTATCCCCACGATTCTGGGCAGCGTGAATACCTGCGGTAAACGACTTCAACTCTTGCATCGTGGCGTCACGACCAAGCTCATCTTGGAAATACTTTTGTGCTGTTTCTCTCAAAGTCGCTGGATCATACAAAGTAACCGAAGGTTTCTTCTCATCAAACATCGCTAAAGCATCTTTAAGACTTGTGGCTTCCTGCCCCCCATACATTTCGCTAGGTAACTGTTGACGACCAATTTTCATAGATTCTTCAGCTCGATATAAAGCCTGTGTCAACATGTAAGAAATGTTGAAAGGGTCATATATTTCGTCAATGCTTTCAATACCTAAACCGTCTCCTAAACCGGCAGCGAACATTGCTTCCGCATAAGAGTTTTGTTCATCAACGTCTAAATTAGCGAACTCGCGCAAAGCCCCAGATTGGGTAACTGCTTCAGTTTCAGGAGTTACCCCAAATTTCAAATCGGCAGGGTCAACATCAAGGTCTTGGTAACCAATGATCGGATCATCAGTAGCCATCGGCATAACAAACTGTCCACTAGCAATCATTTCTGCTATGACAGTCCCGAACTCTGCTGTTGCGGCTTGCGTCTGAGGAGCCATTACGCTTCACCCCAAGTGTTTTCTAAAACTGTGTCATTATTTAGGTATCTGTTATACACGTCTTTGAACTCTTCAATGTCGGAATACTTCAAACGTATTGCTTCCCAATACAAGTTTACATCAGCATTACTTTGAGCATTCAGGTTTGCAGAACCGCCAGCATCTTTACGTGCCCGCAACTCATTCTCAACAATTTCCCTATCATCTAAATACATTGACAGAATTTGAATGTCTTCACGTTCCATCAAAACCTGGTTAGCGACAACCTCTCGCAACCCCGCTATTTTCCTAGAAGTCGCAAGCCTGTCTTGGACATTGAACTCAGTCCACCAAGACGAATGCTTCTGCTGCAAATCAAGCATCGAAGCCTGATAGTACGCTTTTACATCAACGTTAGTTTTTGCTTGCAGCGACGTAGACATCCCCATCTCACCA